TAAAGCCTTCTTCCTGCTGGCCTGTGAGCCTTTCGACCACAAGGGTTGCGCGAAGGTTAGCGCGTGACGCTCCCCAGCCAGATTTAGTCTTGGCTAGGGCGTCTGCCAGTTGGGAAGCGCCAAGGCTTCCACAACGTGCTGCATACCATTCAGGGCTGCGTTGGATAATAGCTGCGTCTGTCATGCGAGTTTCTTTTCTAATGCAGACTTGACCGCATCAAAGCGGGTTTCCTGCAATTCCTTGAGTGCGCTGATTTTGTAATGCTTGCAGAGCAAAGCCAAGTCGGTCTTGGTCTGGTCTACCAAAGCTTGCAATTCAGCAAACTGTTCGTCGCTGATAAACTTAACCCGTGGCGCTGGCTCACTCTTGCCTGTGGTGGCGTCCAATGCGTCATGCTCGACGATGCAAAGGGCTGCTGTCCAAAGATAGCGGGTTGAGTAAGTCTCACAAGCGCCAATGTTCTGTATCTCGTGGCAGCCTTTAAGATTGGCTGAACCCATTGGGCTGTGAATGATGACTTGGCTGCCATCTTCGACATCAACGATGTGCATCGACGCTGTGGTTTCGGAAAAGCTGATGATCGCGCAAAGCCCAACATCGTTAAAGATGCGAAGGGCTGGAATCACAAAGTCGGAAAGCTCGAAATATTTGTATCCAGCAAACGTGTTATGGCCGGACTTTTTAAGCGGTAGTGCGTGGAAGGCAATCCGCGCTTCGTTAATCTTTTTATGAACTGGCATTGTGGTATCTCCTTTTATTTGCCAAACCCCTTGTAAGCAATTCAACAAAGATTAAAAGCGTTTTTTATTATCAGGCAAAAGAAAGTTTAAAATGACAAACGTAGATCGAGCGATTGCAGAGTTTTATAGCGTTGCCAGGGCGCACAAGATCAGGGCTTATCAGATAGCAAACGAAGCTGGGCTGACCCGTGTCACCTTGTCTAACTGGAAAAGCAAACGCAACGAACCGACGCTTGGTGCATGGCTGCTGGCTAATGATGCGCTTGACCGCTTGGTTGAGCAAAAACTAAAGGCATGAGGCGCTTCGGCAAATACCGCGCTGTTAAATCTCAGTGCGCTGCTGGCCACACCCATGACAGCAAGCGAGAGGCTATCAGGTGCAATGAGCTTCACGATCTGCAAGCGGCTGGCGCTATCAGCGACCTAATTATTCACAAACAATATTTTTTCGTAATTAACGGCAAGCAGGTCAAGCACGCCAATGGTAGGCGCGTTGGTATCAACATTGATTTTGAATATACCGAAAACGGCAGAAAAATTTCGGAAGATGTAAAAGGGGTAATCGTTCGAGATTGGCCATTACGCAGTGCTGTCTTTGCTGCGCTATTCCCTGACCACCAGCTTCGTGTGACCAAATGAAAAAAGGGTGACCGAAGCCACCCAGTTCGTCAGGTAAGGAGATACCAATCCGCGCAAGATACGCTGATAGCCTATGGCAGGTCAATCAGTCGCAAAATTATGTTTTACTAATGCATGTTTTGAGTTATGTAAGAGCGAGCGGGGAGTGCCCAAGAGAGGAAAGGCACTCAACCCGCTCTAACAACGCCTAGTCACAGGAGGCATCGCTTAATGAGTAATACACGCCACAGAACCATCGTGCAAGGGGCTTTACAATGAGCGCCCATAGCTTCGATCCAGACATCGCCGCACGGGTGGGCTGCAATGCTGCCGTGATTTATCAGAATCTTTTTTATTGGGCAGAGAAGAATGCTGCCAATGGACGCCATTTTTATGAAGGGCGTTGGTGGACGTATAACAGTGTGTCTGCGTTTTCAGAGCTATTTCCTTACCTAACTGGCAAGCAAATACGGACTGCATTGGACAAGCTTGAAAGCGATGGTTTGATTGTTAGCGGATGTTATAACAAGTCCGCATATGATCGAACAAAGTGGTATTCACCGACTTGCCTCAAGGCGGAAACCCATTTGCCCAAAAAGACAAATGAAAATGCCCAGAATGGCGAACCTATACCAGATATAAACACAAATAATAAACCATATGTAATTATAGAGGGGTATCCCGTTTGGTTGCCAATAGAGGCTTGGAAGGGTTGGGTGGAGATGCGGAAGCAGCGCAAGCGCCCATTAACCGATAGGGCGAAAGCAAGAGCGCTCAACAAGCTGGAAGCCTTGCACTTAGCAGGACATGACATCAACGAATTGCTAGACCGTTCGACAATCAACGGCTGGCTTGATATATACGAACCTAAGGAGACCAAACGTGCAGGAAATAGCCAACAGGCAACAGAGCCAACTAACCCAATGGTCAGAGCCGTCCTTGCCAGCCAAGCTAAACGATCTGCTAATGGGGAGCGATTTGCCGACGATTGGGCCTAAATCTGCTGAGACATTGCAGCAGTATGTGGATGCACCGCGCCCACCTATGCCAGATCGTGAACAGGTCGAGGTGATGATCGCAAAGCTTGCACTAGCCACTGCCAGCCAAAAGCGTAGTCAAGACGAAGAAGCGGAGCGGCTGGAATTATACTGGATGACGTTACGCATTTACCCGCTGATTGATTTACGCAGCGCATTTGTGAAATTGCTGCGAACTTGCAAGTTTATGCCGACGCCTGCTGAAATAGATTCCGTTGTGCAGGAGGAAGGAAGGGAACGTAGGCGCAAATTGATGCGAGCGGAATATCTGCTGATGATACATCACAGAGATTATATTCCGCCTCAGGAATACGTCACGGCTGAAGAATTAGCGGAACTTCGGAGCCAGCTTCAAATTGGCCAAGGTTGAGGGCAGCGCAGCGACCAACTTGATATGCGACTTGGCTAAATATGACCTCGGAAGCATATCTATGAATGATATACGCAAGAATTGGGCCAAGGGTAAATATGCTGGAGCGCCGAAAGGCTGGGCAATCTCTGCCATTGAATACGCAAAACGACAAAAAGCGTAATTTATTGAAAAAAGTGCTTTACAGAATAAATCAGCATTTATATAAGAGGGCATCAGCAAGGGAATTATCCCGCCAACAAGGAGACTGATTATGACTAAGTTTAAACCTAACACCACATATTCAACACGCAGCATCTGCGACTATGACACTATCATTAGTGTTCGCATTGCCAAGCGCACTGCAAAAACCGTTACCGACATTGACGGCAAGCGTTACGGCATCAAGGTATGGGATGACGTTGAGCAAATTATGCCTTGGGGCCGATTTTCAATGGCTCCTACTATCAGCGCAGATAAGGAGTTGGTAGCATGAGCCAGAACCTTACAGACCTCGCACAAGTCGCCATCGACGCGCTTAAAGCCTTCAACGCAGAACGTGATCGCCAGCAACGCGCATGGGCGCAGTCACGCTTCGGTCAAAACTTCCGTGGCAATGGTCCAGATATATACGAGCATCAGCACATCGAACTGCGTCAGGAGATGGTTCACTTCGATGAGCAGCCATTGGAGAGCTTGGAAGAAATGATGTGGCTCAACGACATGGTGGAATCATAAGGAGCTTGGGCTCGCTAATACGGAGATATAAAATGCCTTTAACAGCACACAATCAAAAATCCTGGATGGAAACAATCTGGACAGCCTTATTTATGGTTAGAGAAGATTGCATACCTGAAGGTGAAGAAATGTATGACGAGCAATGGGGAGATATTTGCACCGCTATGGCATGGATTAGTGAAGCGCTTAACATTGACACGACAGAATCGGAAGAAACTTTTACATGACGCCACGGCAAAAGAATTTAGATGAAATTGAAGCTATTGCTAAAGAGAATTGCTTCACTTTAGAAGATATTTTAGGAAAAAGAAAGTTTGGGCCATTAGTCAAGGTAAGGCGCAAGTGCGTTGTCATGCTGCGTGAGAAAGGCTATTCCACCACAGAGATAGGCAGGATTATGAATCGCGATCACAGCACTATTGTTACATCGCTTCAAAAAAGCAGAGCAGAGGCATGACACCTGAAAAGCTAAAGCTTGCCCGTCACCGCATGGGCTACAGCGTAACAGAAATGGCTGACGCTCTCCGCCTATCGCCAGACAACGGCGCAACAAGCGTTCGCAAGATGGAATCTGGAAAGGTTCGTATCAGTGGGCCTATCATGGTTGCAGTCGATGCAATGCTGAAGGGCTATGATCCATTTGATTATGAGGAGGACGAAGATGGAGAATCCTAACTTACATCAAGTAGGTGGAGACCATTACGCATCCAAGAGCGTTCAACCCTGGGAAGCAATGGAAGCTTGGATGACCAAAGAGGCATTTGCTGGCTACCTTCAAGGAAATTGTATAAAATACTTAGCAAGGTATCTGGACAAGAACGGAGTGCAAGACCTAAAGAAGTGCCAGCACTACCTCGCAAAACTTATTGAAGTAGAAAGCAATGACAAGATTATGGCTGAAAATATACTTCAATTTCAAAAGGGTCGTGAAGCTGCGATGTGCGGACTTACGCGAGACGCAAAGCGAAGCAAAGATTGGCTAGAAGGCTACGATCAAGTGAAGGCAGAATCCAATGATTGAAACACCAAAGATAGAGCAACGCAGTGTTGCTGATCTGATTCCGTATGCAGCCAACAGCAGAACGCACAGCGATGCACAAGTGGCACAGATAGCAGCAAGCATTAAAGAGTTCGGCTGGACGAACCCTATACTTGTTTCTGGCGACAACACTATCATTGCGGGACATGGGCGCTTGCTGGCAGCACGCAAGCTTGGCATGGATGAAGTGCCAGCGATTGTCCTTGACCACCTTAGCAAAGCGCAGCAACGCGCCCTAGTGATAGCTGATAACCAACTTGCCTTAAACGCAGGGTGGGATATGAATATGCTGAAAGCCGAGATTGAAGACCTCGACCTAGAAAACTTTAACCTTGATATATTAGGATTTGATGAAGACTTTTTGGATGGATTGCTAGAGACAAAGCCATCTGGAGATGCAGATAATCCCTACACTGACAAAGTTAAAATACCAACTTACGAGCCGCAAGGTGAAAAGCCATCGGTAGAAGAATTATATGACAATACGAAAGCAGTCGATTTGATTGCTGCTATTAAGGCCAGCAATGTCAGTGAAGAAGAAAAGCTTTTTTTGATGGCGGCAGCTTCGCGGCATATTGTTTTTGATTATGCAAAAGTCGCCAATTTTTACGCTCACTCTTCGGCAGACTGTCAAGAGCTAATGGAGAATAGCGCGTTGGTTATCATCGACTTTGATAAGGCGATAACAAATGGCTTTGCCAAGCTAACGGATGAAATTAGCAATATGTTCCCATCTGGTGAAGATGACGAGGATGAATAACGATTACACCTTTGTCCGTCATGGACAAACATATTGGAATAAGAATGGGATAATGCATGGGCAGTATGACATCCCTCTAAATTACACTGGTGTAAAGCAAGCGGCAAAAATTTCTAATGAACTAAAGGGCGAATTTTTTGACCTGTGTTTATGCTCCCCTCTGCAACGGGCAAGGTCCACCGCCTTCAGCATATTGCGTCACCATAAAAATACGCAAATCCTGTATGATGATAGGCTAAAGGAACTAAGCAAGGGATTGCTGGAGGGTAAGCATTTGAACAGTGAAAAGCTGCTCAAAGATGAAGACCTTAATTTGCTCAAAAAATTTAATATTGAAAGCAAAGTAGAATTTTTTGAACGGGTGAAGCAATTTGTAGACGAAACTGAAAAAAAATATAAAAATAAGAAAATTCTGATAGTAGCCCATAGCGGCACTATTAAGATGCTATTTTTTGCTTTTGATTTTCCAAAGGTTCCGCTTCATAGGGCTTACTATGGTTTGCACATAAAAAACTGCAAAGCATATAAGATTGGTTCAATACATTTAGAAAGTAAGAAAATGAAAATTGGTTTCTTCCCGATGGTCGCAGACATTCTACATTCCGGCCATGTCTTATCCCTTGAGGAAGCTAAGAAGCATTGCGACTTTTTGATTGTAGGCTTGCATTGTGCGCCTAGCTATAAAAGCCCACAGCAATCAATATATGAACGCTATA